GGCGGGGTGTGTTCAAATCCAAAAAGGTTTTGGGTCGTTTGGCTTGTCTGATTCGGTTTTTGTTTGTCAGGTATTTTTGTCCGCGTTTGCTGTTGCAGGGTTTGCAGGCGGGGACGAGGTTGTCGAGGTCGTCGGTTCCGCCGGCGTCGTGCTCGATGAGGTGGTCGGCTTCGGTGGCTGGGCGTGTTTTGCACCAGTGGCAGGTTGGTGCGCCGTTGAGTATTTGTGCGCGGTTGCGTCGGTAGTCGCTGTTGCTGGTTCGTGTTGGCATGGTTGCTGCTCCTGCTGTTGATGGTAGTGCGAGGGGATTCCCCTCGCGCTCCCCACTAGCGCGGCGCGTTGCGCCTTGCTCGTGATGCTGATGTCAAGGTCTGTGGATGGGCATAGCGCTCCCGGGCTCCTCCCGCTCGATTATCGCTCGAGTCCCACTAGCCCGCACCCTCGTTTTAGTGCGCGGGGCTTCCACGGCTCTCTGACGGCCTAACTCACGGTGGTTAGCCGTGGAGGGTTCGCACCTGCATCCCGTGTCACGCTGGGATTGCGCCCGAATTCGGGTGGGTTCAGCTGTTGTCGTGGAAGTCTCTGAGCCTGCGTATTTCCTTGCCTAAATCGTTGAGTGCTGAAATTAGAAACACGCCGACGCCAGTGACCAGCCCGAAAATCACGATAAGCAGAAACAGGGTCATTTATCGTCTGTTCCTTTGATGAGCTCCATGACGATCTTGGTGGCCTGCACGAGCTTGACGTACGCGTCGTCAAGGTGCTGTTGCTGGTCACCGCTGGCGAACATCACGGCCTCGCACAGCTCGCGCTTGGCGTAGCGCAGCTTCAGCTCGAGGGTAAGCAGTTGCGTCCATGGGACGGTGACGACAGGGTCGGGGATGTTGGTTTCGCTCATAGGGTTTCCTCCGCTTTGAGTGAGTCGATGAGTCGGCTGGCTTCGCCTTTGAGCAGGCTGTGGAGGCTAGTGCCGGCGAGTTTGCGGCCTATGCGTTGCGAGGCGTCGGCCATGATCTCGGCGATGTCGGTCATGCCGCGCGCGGCGTACATGGCCCGAATCTTTTTCAGCTGGGGTTCGGACGGTGCCGAGGCGGGTAGGTCGGTGTGTAGGCGCGGCGCCATGCGTGGCTGGTCGGGGAATGGTTCTTCGTAGGTGCTTGAGGGCGGGCCGGCACGGTTGTACACCTCCTGCGCCGAGGCGATTTTGGCAAAGGCGCCGGGCAGCAACAGGGCGCAGACGCGGCCGTACGCGCTGGTGGTGGCGTTCATTTGTTCCGAGTCGCGGGTGTATGGGGTAGTGCCGGGGAATGGTTCCCAGCAGTACGCCACCGCAGGGTGCTGATCGTCGGGGTGTCTCCATGCGGTGACGCGGATTTCAATGTACAGCTTGTCGCCGATTTCGCGGATGACGGGTTGGTCTTCGGCGAAGCGGACGTCGGGGTATTTTTCCGCGACCATTCGCATTCGCTCAGGGACTTGGACGTAGTCGTCGAGTTTCCAGCTCATGCGCGGCGCCAGACTCGTAGCGGTTTTGAGTGTGCGTTAGCTCGAGCGCTGGTGCGGTAATTGCCGGTGAAGACGATCTGGCCGTCTTTGGCGAGTTGTTTGATGATGTGGCCCCATGCGCTGTTGTTTTCGGGTGCTGGGAGGTTGTGTGTTTCGACCCAGCGGATGATGTCGTCGGTGGTGAAGTCGAGCCGCATGCGGGCGACGTCGACGACGGTTTGGCGGGCTGTTTCCTTGAATGTTTTGGCTGAGTGGTCCCAGCTAATTTGTGCGCCTTCGGTCGCTAAGTGTGCACCGAGCACTGGGTCAAAAATGGTTTTGGTCATGGGTGCTGCTCCCTAGTAGGTGGTTCTGATTATGGATTCAAGTCGTGCGTTTTCGGCTTTGATTTCGGTGATGATGTCGTTGAGTGTGTAGATGTGGGCGATGGCTTCTTGAAGTACGATCATGGTCGACACGCTGCGGCAGTTTTCGGCGTACTCGATGAGGTCCGCTAACAGTGCGTCTGGGTGCTGTTCGCGGCGTGTCACCTTGTCCACCTTTCGAGCCACAGCGCGGCGACGAACACGGCGAGCAACACGGTCACAACGATTCTGCTCACGGGTCATTGTCCTTTGTAGGTGGTCCACTGCTGCCAGCCGCCTTCTTGCCAGATTACGAGAGCTGCGTACAGGTTGACGTAGGGGTCTAGCAGGGTTTGGCAGTAGTCGAGGACGGCTTTGGTTTGGAGGTAGCCGAGCGGCCAGTACCGGGTGGGTTCGCACCATGATTCGGTGTGGATTTGCATGAGGCCGAGGCTGACGCCGCGGTCAAGGTCGCCGACGGCGTCGGCGTGGCATCGGGATTCGGCCCACATGATTTGGGCGAGGGTGCCGAGCTCGGTTTCGGGCCATCCGACGGTGCGCGCCAGATCGACGTAGTCGTCGCAGGTGGGCTGGGGTGCGGGTTCGTACTGGGGTACGGGTTTTGGGGCCTCCACGAGGCTCACAGTGGCCTGTGGCGGGATTGTGGTGATGGCCGCGGCGGGTGCCGTTGGCTGTGGTGTGGGGAAGATGGCTGTGATGGCGCCGATCATGAGGCTGATGCCTGCGGCGACACTGGCCATGAATGACAGTGGATTCATGTTGTACCTCGGTGCTGCTCCGTGGGTTATGTGTCGGATTTGACTTTAGCGGGCTCCGTGGCGGTTGTGGTGAATACGGCTGTGAAGGCTTTGCGGACGCGGTCTGGGTCGTTTCCCCATTGGGGGTGTAGCTCGATGTGCCACCAGTCGCCGCCGGGTGCGCCGGTGAAGGTTGGTTTGGAGGCTTTGCGCCATGCGGCGCGGTCGCAGCGCCATGAGCGGCCAAATTCTTGGGGCCAATAGTCGATGATGAGCTGTATGCCTAGCTGTTCCCAGTGTTGGAGGCAGGTTTTGATGAAGTCAAGGGATTTGCGGCGGCCGTCGGTGACGCCAAGGTTGCGGGGTTTGATGTATCGGTAGCTGAGGTCCATGGCGAGGCCTCGAGCGTGATTTGAGGTTTGACCGGGTTTGCCTTTGATATCGCGGACGACCCATGTGCCGTTGTTCCATAGTGCGCCGCCGCTGTGTTGGGTGGCTTGGCGGACCCATTCTTCGGTGCCGGCCAGTTTATGTTTGGCGACCGGCTGTTGGTCGACGATGTAGGGGCGGGTCACTTTTTGTCTTTGTGTTCGCCGAGCTCTTTGTGGTGGCCGAAGATCGAGGCAAGGTGTGGGTCGCTGATTTTGGAGCTGATGAATGCAAGCACTGCGGAGGCGACAGGAATGAGCATGGCCGTTAGTGCGGGGTCAAGATTGTTGAGGTGGGCGATGTACACGCCGATTCCGAGGATGCCGCCTTTGACGGTTTGGTCGGCTGCTTGTTTGGTGGCGCCGTTCATGGGATAAGTGCGTCGATTTCTTGGTCGGTGAGTCCGAGCGCGGCAAGTTTGGCGCGGCCTGATTGGCGGGCGGCTTCGCGTTCGGCGATGGCTTGTTTTTCGGCTTCGACTGCCGCGGCGTCTAGTTCTTTTTGTGCCAATTCGGCGTCGGTCATTTCGCGGACGATGGTTTCGCCGGTCGTGGCGTTGATGATCGTAACGGTAGACATAATTGCTCCTACAGTGCGAATCCGTAAATTGCGATGTGGCCGCTAAATGTTCCGCTGTCCATGAGGAAAGTGCAGCCATCGTTCTCGTTTTGCTGGTTGTACAGCTGTACCAATTGGTAGCCGATGCCGCCTTGGTCGTAGATGTAGTTGTAGATCGGTGTGCGGCTGCCTGAGTCAAATGGTGTTCCGACTTCTAGTACGACTGTTGCGCCTTTGGTGCTAGGGAATTGACCGAGCAGTGCGTGGGTGTCGGTTGCTGTGCTGTTTGTCAATGCGCCGCTTGAGCTTGCGTTTCCTCTACGGATGTAGTCCGCACCTGTTCTGTCTGTGCCTCCGTCTCTTAGCCGGAATCGCATGTTGGTCGTGGCGCTGCTTGTGATGCCTGTGAGGATGATTCGGTAGAAGTTGTAGGTAGCGCTGAAGCAGTCGTCAAAGCTGACGGTACCTTGTGCGGAAATGGTGCTGGAGGTAATTTTGACTAGTGCGCCTGCGGTCGCGGGCCCGACAGTGGCCCAGCTGGACCCGTCGTAGTACTGAACGATGTTGGTGTCTTCGAGGTAGCAGAGCTGGCCTTCGGCAAGGGTTTTTTCGCCGCTGCCGCCGAACGCGGCGTCGCGGGCCGTTGAGTCGGCAAATACTGGTACGCCAGTGCGGGCGGATTGATTCATTTGTGCGGCGGTGAGGACATCGCCGGCGGTGAATGTGGGGACGGTGGTTTGGGCGTTGGCTCCCATAGTGCTCCTTAGCCTAGGACATTGTCGGCGTCTAGGACGCCATAGATCGGGTCGTCGAGCGTGAGTTCGTAAACGATGGTGGTGGGGCTTGTGTAGTAGGTGATTTCGTGGCCGCGGTCAAAGTTGATTGTGGCTTGGATGCCTTCGACTGCTAGTTCTTCGCCGATTTGGCTGTTGAGGCCGGGGATTTGTTTTTCGATGCTGATGGTGTCGCCGATGTCGATGGTGGCGACCGTGTCGCGTTGGCCGCTGGTGAGCTGTGTGAATTTGACGGTGATGCCGGTGTAGCGGGGTTCGGGTTCGGGCTCAAGAAGGTAGGCGGCCAGTGCGTCGATTTCGCCTTGGTCCTCGAGAAGGCTGTTGATGATCTGTTTGTTTTGGATGAAGTAGGTGGCTTGGCTTGCAAGGTCTTCGGCGACGGATTCTTTGCCGTCAAGACCGCGAATGTAGGCATAGTTGACGACGTTGTCGGCGTCAAATTCGACGGTGAGGTCGTCGTAGTTGTAGCCGGTGCCGTCGTCCTTGAAGTCGGCGACGGGTGCGCTGAGGGTGGCGCCGATGCGGTTCTCAAAGACGAGTGTGCCGTCGGCGGCGATGTACAGGCGGCCTTGTTCTGCGGCGTTGATTTGTTGCAGGTAGCCGAGGGTGTTTGTGCCAGCTGGGATGGTGTAGGCGCTGCCGTTACCGAGGTTGACGGTGCCAGTGGCGATGCTGGTGTTGCCGGTGTAGTCGACTTCGGGCAGCGCGAGGATGGTGTTGACGCGCTGGCCTGAGGTTTCTGAGGTGACGTTGAGTTGTTGGAGGCTGGTTTGGGCGAGCTGGTAGAAGCCGTCGGCGCAGGTGACGATGACGGTGTTTGGGCCGGCTTTGGTGAAGATGTATTCGTAGCTGGTGACGGTGCCGACGAATAGGTGTGTGGTGTCGCGTTTGAGGCGGACGGCTCGCATGGGGGCGAGTCCGGGTTGGTTGTTGTTGGGGTCGTAGTAGGGGCTGGTGGAGTCGTAGGGGCCGAGGATGCCGGTGGTGTCGCGCATGGTGAAGGTCATGGTGCCGGCGCCGAATTGGTCGTCGGGTTTGCGTCTGCCGCGACGGTATGCGATTTGTGTGACGTTGTTGGTGATGTCTGCGTATTGGGTGCTCGGGCCGAGTGTGTAGGTGGTGTTGTCAAGGACGCCTTTGGTGGTGTCGTCGAGGCGGAAGCTGTTGACGTCGAAGCCGGTGTCGAGCTCGAGGGTGTAGTTGCCGGATTGGACTACGGTGCTCATGCGACGAGGACGTCGATGGGTCCGCTGGTGCGGTTGTATTGGATGAGGGCGTCGACGATGGTTTGGCCGAGGTCGCTAGGTGCGGTGACGGTGTTGACGGTGACGTTGATGGCTGGTGTGGCGTTGAGTAGTTCAAGGTCGGCGAGGCGGGCGGATTCGGTTTGTCCGTAGGCCTCGAGGGTGGGGAGTTGGTAGGTGGGGAGGGCTAGGGCTCGGGGGTCGATGCTGAGGCCGCTGACGGGGGCAGGGAGGGTGCGCGTTCCACCGGGTCCGCCTACGCCAGCGATGTCCTCGAGCCCGCTGATGGGCGCGATTGGGAGGGTGGGTGTTGTGAGGCTTGGGATGGGTTCTAGTCGGTCTGGGACGTTTGAGGCGCGGCTGGTGGCGCCTGTGGGGCCGAATGGGAGGGGGATGCGGCCGATGTTGAAATTTTCGGGGAGGTAGCCGATGTCGGGAAGGACGGGAATGGCGTTGTAGCCGCTGATAATTGTGTTGATCATGTAGTTGACGCCTTGAGCGACTTTCTCGAATGCGGCGATCATGAGGTTGGCGAATTCGACGCCGGCGCGGCTGAGGCCCTTGAATGCGAAACCTCCGTCCGCGGCGAGCTGTTGGATGCTGATGGCGACCGCGGCGGCTGCGGCTCCGACGATGCCGAGGCGGGTGGCGAAGCTCGACATGGCGAGGCTGGCGCCGCCCGTGCTGACGGTGAGGGCTTTGGTGGCGAGATCGACGACGATGATGGTGGCGCTGTAGATCTTCATGGCGGCGTTGGCTGCGAGCACGAACGCGGAGAGGGCTGCGATGGCTGCTCCGGCTTTGACGATGATGTCGGTGTTGTTTTGCATGAATAGCGCGGCTTTGTCGATGATCGGGATGAGGCGCTCAAGGATGGGGATGAGGGCGTTGCCGATGTTTTCTTTGGTGTTGTCGATGGCGATGGCGACGCGGGCCATGCGGCCCTCGAAGCTGTCGGCGGCTGCGGCGGCGGCTCCGCTGAATGTGTCGGTGAGGACACTGACGATTCCCTCAAAGTCTTTGGTTTTGACTAGTGCTTCGTCGAGGGGGACACCGAGGCGTTGGAGGGCTGTGGCTTGACCGTTGGCGGCTTTGGCGAGTGCGATGCTGACGGATTCGAGGTCGCGCCCGGTGGCAGCTGAGATGTCGAGGGCAAGGTTGAGGAGCTGTTGGGATTGGGTGACGTTGCCGGTGGCGCGGACAAGGTTGCCGAGCGCTGGGCGCAGGAATTCGTCGGACACCGCGGCGGCGCGTTCGGTAGTGGCGATGTATTGCTCGTTAGCGGCGATCTGCGCGTCTGTGGCGCCGGTGGTATTGCGGAGGGTTTGGGCGAGGAGGGCTTGGGCTTTGGCGTCTTCGGCTGCGGCTTTGGTGGCCATGGTTGCCGCGGCTGCGAGCCCGGTGAGGGCTGCGGCGGCTGGGAGTGCGGCTTTGCGGAGTGCGTATTGGGCTTTTTCGCCGGTGGTTTCGAGCTGCTTGAATTCGCTGATGGCGCGGTTGATGCCTTTGCCGTCGAATTCGCTAATGATGGGGATTGTTATGGCCATTAGCGGAGCCTCTCGTTGATGGTGCGGGTGAGGTCGTCGACGAGTTCGTTGATTTGTCGGTCGACGTTGTTTTCGCGTCTATTGTACGCGGACCACATGACGCGGCTGGCTCCGCCGAATCCTTTGCCTTCGAGGCGTCGTGCGAAGGTGTTGTCGCGGCGTCGGCCTGCCATGTCGAAGACTGAGCCGCCAGCGGATTTCATTTGGATTCGCATGACGGCTGTTTGGCCGCGGCGCGTGTCAACCTTTGAGGTGATCGAGCGTTGGACTGCGCGGCGGTCCCATGGTGCGAGTCGGCCTTTTTGCCATGACCGGGCGAGGCCCGAGAGTGGTAGTTCGGGGACGAGGCCTTTGGCTGTGTCGATAACGGGTTTTAGGATGTCTTTGTAGCGGCGGTCAAATGCTTTGCGGAGGTCAGGTTCGACTTTGCGGAGCTCGCGAAGGGTGTCTTGGATGCCGGTGATGGTGATGCTGGTGTTGGCGGTCATCGTCGGCCTCGTTTGTTACGTTTCTCCGCCAATAGTAGGACGGTGGCGAGGTCGCTGCTGTCGAATTCGATTCCCGGCGGCCACCATCCGACCGCTAGCAGCAGCTCCGCTAGTTGGCGTCGGACGCTGCCGCTTCCGTAGGGTTTGCGGCTTCGAGGCCTTCGACTTCGATCTCCATGACGGATTCGCACCACACTTCGTAGGTGCGGTTTTCTTTGGCGGCTTTGGTAAGCCGATGCCATGCGAGGTAGAGCAGGTCGTTGAGGCCCATGCCGGTTTGTAGCTGCTGGACTACTTTGCCGCTTTTGCGTTCCCACGCGGCATAGTCCGCGAGCGTGATCGCGGCTTTTTCGGTGATGGCTTGGCCTGAGGGTTGCCGGTAGTCGACCTTGATCGTTAGCTGCACTGCTGCTGCTCCTTGGTGTGCTGTGGATTACGGGTTGGTCGTGTCGATTGTGAGCGCGCCACCCTGAAGGGTGATCTGGACGCGGCTGAGCTCACCGACCGCGGCGTTCACGACGTCGAGCGACTCAAGGTAAGTTTCGGCCAGCTCGAACTTCGGGTTTGTGGCCGAGTCGACGCCGCTGGTCGGCTTGACGCTGACGAAGCACTGGGTACCGACGAGCGGCTGGAGCAGAGCATACGTTTCGCTTGAGGCGTACGACATGAGGAACGTGAGGACGCATTGGTGGTTCTGGAGGCCTGCGACGTAGCGGCGGCCGTTGACACCGAAAGCGGTGGATTCGAGCGCCTCGACGTTTTGCGTGAGGACGACCGATTCGCACTGGTCGGTGATGTCGGTGCCGGGCGTAGCTGCTCCGATGCTGACGACAGGGTTGGCGAGATAGGTGACTGTGGCCATGGTTAGTCCTTCCGTTTCTTGGTGTTAGTTCTAGCAGGCTTTGCGGGTTTTGTGTCGTCATGCATGTCGGGTTCGATGATGCCGTTGGCGACGAGGTAAGCGATGTTGAGGCCATCGCCGTCAATAAGATCGCCGGGTTTGTGGTTGGCGAATTCGCGATGCACAATGTATTTCATGGGGCGACCTTGGTGTCGATGGTGAGGTCGTAGGCGGCGTATTCGGCTCCAGCGATGTTGACGACGGTTGGGCGGCCTTCGGTAAGGCCGATTTTGGCGGCGCGGATTTTGTCGGCGAGCTCGAGAAGCTTGGCGAGTGCTTTGCGGTCGCCGGGGCCGATGGTAATGATTTTGATGCTGAATTGCATGTGGGCGATGGTGTTGGTGGGCACGAGGAAGCTGGGCGCGTCGACGTAGACGCAGGGCGGGTTGATGTTGCGCGGGTCGCTGGATACGACGACTGGGAGGCCGCTGATCGTGCCGAGTTTGGTGACGAGTGTGTCGAAGCCGTCGTTGAAGATGTCGGACATTAGGCCACCGCGGGGCGGTTGATGCCTAGGAGGCGCATGATGTCGCCGAAGCTGCCGCCGACGGGTGCGCCGGTGGCGAGTGGGTCGAAGCTGGCGTATTGGTCAATGCTGCCGCGTTGGCGGTACAGGTAGCCGCCGTACATGACGGTTCCGAGCTTGACGTCGAGGCTGGGAACGGTGGTGAGGCTGTCTTGGTAGCCGGCCTCGAGGCGGCGCCGCCATGCGAATTGGTTGGCGGCTCCGACGGCCATGGTCAGTAGATCGGCGTCGGCCGTGGCTGGGGTGACGGTGAAGCCGAGCCAGTCCTCGACGTCGCCGGTGGTGACCCATGTGCACGTCGGGGTGTATGTGATCGTTCCGGCTGCTGGTTGGCGGTCTTCGTCCGCCGCGGTGAGCGCGAATGCGATCTGGTTGGGGATGAGTACAGCTGTGTCGTAGCGGTAGTCGCCGTATTCGTCGACGCCAAGGAACAGATAAGCGGGGCAGGCGGTGACGGTGTAGGTGCCGTTGAAGCCTGTGAGGCCGCTGATGGTGATGCTTTGGCCGGGTTGAATGGGCGTGTCCGTGAGGGTCTGTACGACCCCCACGTTGTCCACGACTTGCTTGTTGGTGATGGTGTAGGTCGCCATGGGTGGCGGCCCTCCCTAACTCAGGTCCAGTTGACGTAGCCGAACTTGGTGGCGTCGATCATGAGCGTCGCGAAGTATCCGCGGAAGCTGATCTGACGGCCAAGCACTTCGGGCTTGTCGATGGCGATAACGCCGCGCTGGTTTTCGTAGATCTCGAAGCCTGCGTAGCGTCCTGCCGCGGTGCCGACGATGATTCGGTCGGCGCCTGCGCCGGTGGCGAAGTTCTTGTCGACGACCATGGTGAGGCCGAGCGGGTTGCCGTTCCACGTTGCCGCGTTCTGCTGACCGGCTGCGTTGTACGGTGCGACCGTCGGGAAAAGCGGGCGGTCGTTGCCGTCAACGAGTCCACCGATCTTGGCCCACGATGCGGGGCTGACGAACATGTGCGTCGGCATGACGTTGCTCGAGGCGCTAATCCATCGCGCGATCTCGTAGATCTCGGCGACGAGCGTGAGCGCGGTGCCGTTCCACGTGCCGCGGTTGGTGGAGCCGCTGTACAGCTGGTCGGCTGCGTAGTTGTCGGTTGCGTCGGCGTACTGGCCGGCGAGGTCCTGCAACACAATGTTGACGCTGGCCGGGTCGGTCCAGTCGATGTCCTGCTCGGAGAGCAGCACCGTCCCGCCGAACGTCAAGCGGGTGACGTTGTTGGCGGACACGACGAGCGTCGTCGAGCTGAGGCCCGTAAGCTCCGTCGACTGCTGTGCAACGCTGGTGTGCGTCGTGATCTCGGGACGGTTGAACACCTTGCCGGAGCCGAGAGGCATTGCGCGCGCGCCGATGGCGTTGACGACCGGGCGGAGGTAGTTGATGTTGTCGTACACCGGGCCGACGACGGGGACTGGCAACAGGCCGGGCGTGTCGGTGGTAATGATGTCACCGGCTGCCGCGGTGAGCGGGTTGTGGAATGCCTGATGGTCTGCGATGAGTTTGTTGACGTTTGCGAATGCGCTGCCGCCCTGAACGTAGGCGCTAATCCATTCGGCGGCCGACGGGAGGCGCGCAGGAACCTTGCGAGCTTCGGCCCAAATCGGCGCGGTGGGAGCCGGTGCGGGCTGCTCTGCCGGCGTGTTCGTGGTTGCTTCCATGTTGGTCGACTCCTTTGTGTCGTTGGTGTGGATGCTAGTCGCTGCGATCTGTGTAATGCGAGCATCGGCGAAGGCGGGTTCGCCGACGATGGAGAGCTCACGCCATTTGGCGGATTTGACGACGAGGGTGCCGCTCTTGTCGTAGGTGGCTTTCACCGGGTCGATGCCGATGCTGACCGCGTCGAGTGCTCCGTCTTTGATGAGCTCAATGACGTCGTCGCCGTCACGGGTTTTGGAGATGCGGGCGGTGAAGTACATGCCGTCTTCTTCGTCTTTGCGGGCGGTGACGAGGCCGACGACTTCGCTGCCGTCGTGGTACTTGAGCAGCTTGGGTGCTGGGCCGTCGACGGGAAGGGCGCCGCGCATAATCTTGACGCGGGTGCCGTCGGAGACGGTCGCTTCGACGTCGTAGGGCACTGCAAGGCCGCTGATCTCGCGGCGGGCTTTACCTTCCTCGGCCTCAAGCAGCTTGATTCCGGGCGCGGCCATGCGCAGGGTCGTGGTCGGGGCGCTCATTTCGACCTCTTCGAGCATGCCGCCCGGTTCGATGCCTTCGTCGACACTGATCGCGACCATTTGGTCGATGGCGTCTTGCTGGGTGAGGTGGCAGCCGATGAGCTCGCCATCTTCTTTGACGACGCCGTAGCCGGCGCAGCCTTCGGCGTCTTCGGTGACGTAGTAGGGCATGTCATTCCTCCGATGGTGTGAGTGAGCTGCCTGAGCCAGCCGGTGCAGCAGTGTCCGGCTGGCCCGCCAGCCCGTTTTCTTCGAGGTACGACGTAACGTCGAGCTCGATGTAACGGCCTCTAGGGGTGATGCTGTTCATCGAAAGGGTTTGCTCGATGCAGTCGATGTACGGTTTGGCTCCGAATAGGTACAGGTCTTGGCGGGCTTGCATCGCGTTTTGGTATGTCATGCCGGAGCCGACGGGTGCGTTCACGAGGTAAGCGGGAATGTTGGCGACGCGGGACAGCTCAACGGCTTGGTATTGCCGCGCCGATACGAGTTCCATTTTCGATGGGTCGATGTTGGATTCTTTCCATTCGACGAATTCATTGAGCGCGGCGATGGCGCTCGATTCGCGGGCGTCTGCCCATGCCGCGGCGAGGTCGGCGAGGTCTTGGGCGCTCATGGGTTCGCCGCCTGTTTGTTTGAGGTAGCCGGCAGGGACTTGCATGGTGGCAAAGCGTTCCGCGGCGGCGTCGAGGCGGATGCTGGTGTTGATTGCTCGGCTGCCGGTGGCGAGTAGTCCGGGGATGGGGCTGAGGAATTGGACGACGTCTTTGGTTTCGAGCTGGATGCCTTGGAAGTAGATCTGGTTGGAGGGTCCCCACCATTGGGGTCCTGCTTGGTCCCATGTGGTGACGTCGGCGGCGGGAATCCATGTGAAGGCGTTGGGGAAGCCGTCGGCTTTGCGTGATGTGACGACCCAGAATGCGCGACCGTAGAACATGAGGTCGTCGGCGGTGTTGCTCATGATGAAGTTGCGTGTGACGTTGGGGTCGGGTTGGCCGAACCATACGTCAGGTGGGATGTCGATGCGTTCGTAGGTTTCGCCGTTCCATTGGCGTCCGTACTGGCGGAATTCGAGACATGAGATCATGCCGCAGATGAGGTCGCGGGCGCGGCTGATGGTGGGGACTCGAAGCGCGGCGAGCCGGTCGGCGCCGGTGGTGTAGTTGATGAATTGGCCGACGAGCGGGTTACCGGCTGCACCTACCGCGGCACCGATGGCGGATTCTTTGACGACCATTTGGTGCACTGGCTTTGGTGTGAATAATCCCATGAGGTGATGTTAGGCGACATGCCGCGGTTTTGTTGTGACAAGCATGGGGCGCACTTGGCTGACGGGTCGGTTGGCGATGCCGGCGGCCCAGACGAGGCAGCGGGCGAGCTCAATGGGTCCGGGTGATTTGTTGGATGAGAGTGCGATGGTGCCGGGTGTTTTGACCGCGACGGCGCGGCCGACGTGCTCGGCGAGCATGGTTTCGCCGGTGTGGTGGAGGCGGCCTTCGACGATCATTTGTTTTACCGCGGCGGTGTAGCGGGTGATTTCTTGGTAGCCGACGATGATGCGGCGGCGGGCTAGTTCGGGTGGGCAGTTGTTGTCGAGGGTGGGGCTGATGGCGAGTTGGAGGCTGGGGTTGTGCTCAAGCTGTTCGCGGACTTTGGCCCAGAAGTTGTGCACTGTGTCGGCCATGAGGGCGACGGTGGCGGTGAGCTGTTGATCGGCGTTGGCGTTGACTCGGATGCCGACGTAGCGGCCGTCGTCGACGGAGACTTCGCAGGCGAGGACGCCGCCGGGGAGTGGTGGTTTGTCGGTGTGGTTGCGTTCCCATTGGCCGGGGTTGAGCCAGCCGGCGTCGGTTTGGACCCACAGGTTGACGGAGCTGCGGAGGAAGCCACCGCGGTTGGGTGCGGTGGATTCGCGCTCGAGGGTTTTGATTTGGAGGGTGTGGCCGAGGGCTGGGTTGGCGTATGCCCATGCCTCGGGGGTCATGGGGTCGAGCTCGGGGGGTGGGGAGTATTCGGCGAGGTAGATCGGGGAGCATTCGCCGGTATCAATGGCGCGAAGCGCGGCTTCGCGGTGGCGGAGCATGCAGGTCGAATCTTCGGTGCCGGCGGTGGACCACATCGAGCACAGCGGGTTCGGGTTGGCACGTTGAGTGGGCAGGAAGCCGATGTCGAAGGTTTCAGAGCTGATCCCCCAGATTTCGTCGACGATGAGGAAATCGATGCCGGCGAGGCCGTGGGGTGCGGATGGGTTGGCGGCTTTGACAATCCAGTGCGCGCCGGGCAGAGTGATCTCGTTGCGGCCGAAGGTGTATTTGGCTTTTGCACCGAATTTGTCGGCAAGGATGGGCACGAGCTCTTGAAACATTGACACGGCCAGCGTGAGATTGTGCGCGGTGGAGACGAGCTTGACCGGGCCGCCTTTGATCTTGGGGTACTCGGTCAAAGCCCAGCCGATGAGCGCTTTGATCGCAACGCTCTTGCCGTTCTGTCGAGCTGTAGACACAAGCGCAAGGTTTGAGCACCACAGGCCATCCGCGTCAAAAGCGAGCTGCTGCTCAAGGACATGCTGTTGCCATGGCATGAGCTCAATGCCCAGATGATCGGACGCCCATTCACAAACATCGGGCCCATAGCTGCCCACCATTCCGTGCACATCCGTTTCAAGCCGCGGCAATTCTGGGGCTCTCGCCTGACGATCTGGGTCAATCGTTGGGGAGACACGACGAGA